AATAACATTTGGGTTGAGTATACGAGTTTACAGACTAACACTATTGCTCCAAGCCAAGGCACAGTAGGACCAACTCAAATCAATTCTAATTATGCTCTATGGAATTTAAGCGGTGGCAATATTAATTACACTTCTGGTAACGTAGGCGTTGGCACTGCTAGCCCAAGTGGTCCGCTAAGTGTTTCGTATTCATCTAATAGCGTATATAACACAGGTTTATCGGTTGTTAATTCAAACTCAGGTTCTGCTGCTGGTGCAGCATTTCAATTAACTAACGATGCTGGAAATCGTGCTGGGGGATATTTAACATCAAGTACTTGCCCATATTATGGCGGTGCAAATACATTTAACTTGGGTACAGTAGAAAGCATACCTTTTACCTTTTTAACAGGTAATTCAGAACGGATGCGTATTGACTCTAGTGGTAACGTTTTAATTGGCACTACTACTTCAGCTACGTATAAACTTAATGTAAACAGTAACGTAGGATGTAAAGGTGTTAGCGGTAATTTAAATCCAACTCTAAGCGTAACAACTGGCGGTGCGGCTGGAAATTTTGGGGTTGCTGGGTTGATTGTTGTGCAAGGCGGCATTGCTGGAGCAAACTTTTGGGATGCAGTACTTTATCAATCTTTTGGTTCACCTACAGTACTAGGTTCATCAACATATGGAAGCCCATCAACAAGAACTTACGCTGGTAATGGTGTTGGCGGTTTACAAGTTTCGTTATCTGGCGGTAGCTCTGGAACTTATAGCATTAATTACATTCAAATATCAGGCTCTTAAAAATGGCTACTACTTATACGTGGGTTGTTAAAAATTTAAATGCAGACCAAAGAGGTTATGCTCAATCTATTTATCTTGAAATGCAAGGTACTGATGGTGTAAATACTGTTACTGAATCTGCTATTTCTATTTTTGGCGGTTCAGACTACAAACCTATGAATCAATGGTCACAGACTGATGTTGATAATTTTGCTTTGAATCAACAATATATCTTAGAGCAAAATATAGATACACAATTAGCTGTATTGGAGGCTAAATAATGTCAGTCTCAGTAATAGATGCAACTTCTACAGGGTCTACGGGAACCGTAATGGTTAGCGGTAATATGCCAGCTTTTTATGTTTATAACAATGCTGCTCAATCATTTTCAAATAGCACTTTTACAAAATTACAATTAAATACAAAAGTATTTGATACGGCATCTTGTTTTGACGCTTCTACTAATTATCGTTTTACACCTACCGTTGCTGGTTATTATCAAATAAATGGTCAAAGTGCTTTTGCTGGTTCTGCTTCAGGGTATGCACAAATAGCCATTTATAAAAATGGTGCAACTTATTTAAATGGTTCTGCTTCACCGAACAATACTCAAGTTGGCGCACAATGTAGTGTTTCGGGAATTATTTACATGAATGGCACAACTGATTACCTTGAGCTTTGGACATGGCAAGCATCGGGTGGAAGTTTAAATACTCAAGCTGCCGCACAATATAATTACCTTTCAGGTGTTTTAGTGAGGGCTGCGTAATGCCATATATCGGTTCTTCACCTTCACAGGTTGCCTTTTTAGTAGATACGTTTTCAGGTAACGGGTCTACAACCGCCTTTACTACTTCTGTAGCGCCAGCTAATACGGCATCTGTTCTCGTAGCAATCTCTGGTGTAGTGCAAGACCCATCAACCTATTCTGTATCAGGTACAACCCTAACATTCTCTGCCGCACCACCAAGCGGAACAGGTAACATCTCAGCCCGTTATCTTGGTATCCCTGCATCTGGCGTAACGACCACAGCCTATCGCACTATTACTGAGTTCACAGCTACCGCAGGACAGACTACATTTACCCCACCAAGCTATACAGTGGGATTTATTCAAGTCTATCGTAATGGTGTTTTGCTAGGCTCTGCCGACTATACTGCGACTAATGGTACTACTGTGGTTTTAACTACCGGCGCTACCGCTGGCGACTTAATTACTACTATTTCGTTCTACGTTTCTTCAGTTTTAAACGCTATTCCTGCAACTGCTGGTAGTGTTGGACAGACTTATTTAGCAAATAACTCTGTTGGTGCAAATCAACTTCAATCATCTGGCGCTGGTGCTATAGCTGGATGCAGAGCTTGGGTTAAATTCCAAGGCGGAACTGGAAATACTGCAGGAGTAATTTTGTCTTCGTTTAATGTATCTAGTGTGACCCTTACCTCAACTGGAAGATATAGAGTAAATTTTATTAATGCTATGCCATCAGCAGACTATGCAATATTGGTAAATACTTCTTTTGCTAATGGGACCACCATAAACGTGTTTGCAAACAATGATTCTGATGTTATTCCAACAGCAAGTTCATTTGGTGTGTGTGTTATAACACCAGGTACTGGATATGCAAGTTCAACATATGTTTACGCAGCCGTTTTTGCATAAGGATAAATAATGACTAATGCCGTAATAATTGCAAACTCAGCGGCTTCTCCACAAGTCACAGTCTATACATCTGGTTCTGGTACATACACGACCCCAGCTAACTGCAAATATCTACAGATTGAAATGGTTGGTGGCGGTGGTGGCGGTTCTGGTGCATATAGTTCAAGTGCTGGTAGTAATGGAGGAAGCACTACTTTTGGCGGAAATACTTGTGGCTATGGAACTGCAGGAAATCAGCTTTATTACATCGGTGTCGGTGGAACTAATACTGTTGCTTCTGGAACTACACAAATGGTAAATATTTCTGGGCAAAATGGTGCGCAAGGTGGTTTAGCTAATGGTAGCGCAGTTGGTGGTGCTGGAGGTTGCACTGCTTTAGGTGGCGCTGCTGGTACAGGTGGATATGTTGGTGCTGGTCAAGCTGGAATTAATGGCTCTGGTGCTGGCGGTTCTGGTTCTACAGGTGGTAATGGTTCTAATATTTCTGGTGGATGTGGCGGTGGTGGCGGAGGTTACTTAAAAGCATTGATACTTTCTCCAGCATCTACATACTCTTATGCGGTTGGCGCTGGAGGTTCTGGTGGTGCAGCTGGTTCTGGAGTAGCAAATGCTGGTGCTGGCGGTGCTGGTGGTAGCGGTTTAATTGTTGTAACTGCTTATTTCTAAGGTGTAAATATGCAAAAATACGCAATCGTAAAAGATGGTTTAGTAGTTAATTTAATTGAGTATGAATCTCAACCTACAACCCCACCTCCTGGATTTGATGAGGGTTATGAAGCTATTCAGTCTGATATAGCAGGTCCTGGCTTTACTTATGCTAATGGTGTATTTACTGCGCCACAACCATTCCCTAGTTGGTCTTTGGTAGATAATGTTTGGACACCACCTGTACCAATGCCTAATACTGGAAAACCTTGTTATTGGGATGAATCTGTTAAAAACTGGGTAACTCTATAATGGCACTAACTAAAGTCCAAGGGGGAATGCTTAATGCCGTTCCTCAAGTAACCGTTTATACGTCTGGTAGTGGAACTTATACGGTCCCAGCTGGTTGTTCATATCTTTATGTAAAAATGGTCGGAGGTGGCGGTGGCGGTGCTGGTGGCGGATATACTGGAGCTACTGGAGGCGGTGCCGGAGGCTCAACAACTTTTGGCACGTCATTACTTACTTGTACTGGCGGTGGTGGTGGTTCTTATGCAGGCGCTCCCGGTAACGGAGGAGAAGGCGGTCAAGGTACAGTAAATTCTCCTGCGGTAGGACTTGGATTAAAAGGTGGTTCTGCTCAAAATATTAGTGGGCCATTTAATGGTCCCGGTGTAGCTGGTACCGCCGGTGGTTCTAGTGCGTTTGGTGGTGCCGGCGCATCATTCGGCACAACTGCTATTCAAGGATTTAATGGCGGTGGCGGTGCTGGTGGTTACTGTACTACAGCGGGTAATAATTACAACGGAGCTGGTGGTGGAGCTGGGGGTTATGTTGAAGCATACATTACTTCCCCAGCAAGTTCTTACTCTTACGCAATAGGTTCTGGCGGTAGTGGTGGTACTGGGGCTTCAAATGGAATTAATGGAGGTTCTGGTGGTACTGGAATTATGATAATTACGGCTTACTTCTCATAATGTTTGGATACGCAGCCTTTGCTCAATCTCCTTTTGCTGCTCTTGGCGGTAATGCTTTTGTATTGTCTGCTACGGAGAATGTAAGCTTTGCTGATGTATTAGCTATTTCTGGTGGGTTTGCCCAGTCTGTAACCGAAGACGCTCAATATGCCGATAGCGCAACTATTTCTAGCGCTTT